GCAGAAATAGATATTGTACCACTATCAATGGTCCACATATTAATACCACGATTTTGCCACTCGATAGTCATTAAATTCATAGACCTACGAGCAGTTCTTAAATCGTAACCTGAACGCATTTCCTTTCCAGCACGTTCCCAAGCTTCTTCAGCTATCTCCGTGAAGTCCATATCAAAGGCAGTAGTTCCTGAAGTAGCCATGTTAAATCCTAACTATTAAGCAAAATTTTCTTTAAAAAAAGTGTCCACTTCTTCTAACAAATCATTTTTTGATTTGCGTCTATCCAGTTCTATATCATGTTCTCGCATTAAAGCTTCTAACTCTACTTTAGTCATAGATTCGTAATCAGGAATAGAAGTTTTATTTTCTGCTGCTTCAGGTTCTTCCTCAAGCTCTACTTCTTCTATTTCTTCAACTTCTTCTATTTCAGGTTCTGCTTCAGTTTTTTCTACCATTGCTTTTGCTTCTGCTTCGGTAAATATAGTTGTACTAGCTAATTTCCCATTTTCCTTGCGTATTACATTATACACAGGATTATCATGTACATCAGTACCAACTTGAATCATTTCTAAATCTGACATTATTATCTCCTTATTATAATTTTTCAGTTAGTTTATTTAAAATTTGAAATTCCTTCCTCTTTTTTGCGACTCGTTCAGCATTATTTAACCATTTGTTTAGTTTTTCTAGCTGTTCTAAAGTTGCTAATTGTAAAGGTTTAGCATTTTTTATCAAATAAAGCTTTAAATTATTTTTTAAATTAATAACTTCCGCTTCTAAATACCTACCTTTATGAATTAAATTTGCTACTTTCACTTTCTTCTACGCCTTGCTAACCCACCTTTACGGAATTTCATAACTTTACCGCCAGATTTTCCTTTTTTAACTTTGTCGCCATGTCCTTGCTTTATTAAAAATTCTGGAAAGGTCATTGTATCAGCTCCAGAACCATCAATATATTCGTTTCTTAAATCTTGTAGAGTCCTGTCATCACCTGCTTTAGCCATCACTAACCCCTTCTACTTGAGACTTGGTTTTTTTATTATCAGACATATTTACACTTTCTAACACCTTGTCTAGCAATACCAGCACCACGAACTTTACCACCTTTACGGTATTTCATAACTTTACCGCCACCAGCTAGTTCTATTTTTTCTTTTTTCTTTTTCTTTTTCTTCTCTGGTTTTAAAGTTTCCATACTTCTTGCTGTGGTAGAATCATCCATATATTCCAAACTATGCTCATAATCTTTAGCATCTACACCGCCTGTAATTGGTTCTCCACTTACCATGTACATTGAGCCGCCTAAACGTTTTGATTTTCGTGGCTTACCTATATCCATTCCGCCACCGCCTTTTCTTTTTCTTTTTTGTTCTTCTGTTGGCTCTATTACTATTGGCATATTACTCTCCTTATGCGTGAAATATTGTTAACATATCAGTTACATCAACTGTGTATTCGACAACCATGCCATCTTCAAATAAAACACCTTCAGATGGTATTGTTCTATCCACAGTATCATTAGCTGTACCTATGGTTCTTGCAGTAAAAAGGGCTGTACCATCTTCAGGTGCACCATTATAGAATGATACTGTACCTGCTGTACCGCCTGATACTATTGACATACCTTTAAGTCTAATTCTATTACTACCATTAACAGCTTGGGCACACAAAGTACCTGAACCAACTTTGATGTTGCCTGCATATTGTGCAGAACATTCAACCCCAGATACAGTTTTAAAGTATTTCTCTCCTGCTACTGCTTCAGCAGAACTTGTAGATGTTATAACTTCTGTCATAGCATCCCCAAAAACATCTGTGCCAGTTATAGTACAAGTTTTTGCATTATCACTTGTTCCAGTTGTTGTTACTGTTACATTTCTAGCTTCCCCACTTGCATGAGTTGTTGCCGCCATAGTCGCTGAAGTATCTGGTCTTGCCGCAGTTACTAATCTATCGTCATCTGCTGCATTTGTATCGCTTATCGTTAAGACTTTTACGTCTGAAATTCCCATGTAAATCTCCTTAAAAAATGTGGGGGTTTCCCCCCACTAGTTGGGGAAAAACTATTATACGTTCATCCATACAAGAGAATATTCTGTGGTAGCATTAACAGCCATTACCTGACCAATATTCACAAGTGTAGACCCTGAACTTGGTTCAACCGCTCCTGCAGTTGAGTCCGACCTCATACAATTATGACCAAGAACTGCTGTACCTTCAGTTAATATCGCCTGTGGACCATATACTGTAAACCAAGCATAGTAATCTGCTGTTGTATCAATAACTGTACACCCTACTACTGAGCCTGCTTCTGCTGTAGGAGCAACAACTACTTGTGAGTATGGATTATGTATTAATGAAAGTTGTGAACTTGTTGTTAACGCAGTTACTAATGGGTCATAAGTTGTAATAACAACAGATGGGTCAGCTGAATGGTCGTGTGCAGGGTTAGATTTTACCCTCATAGTCTGACCTTCACCATTAACATCATTTGCCCAGAGATAACCATCTGTATACTCATTAAGAGTTAAGTCATTACCACCTGTTTCAACAGAAATGGCTGTTTCACCTGCATCTACAGCAGCAGTTGCTGTCATATTTAAATGGTTTGAATCTTGAGCTTGATGTGCAACAAGTTTTCCTGCTGTAACAGCAGTACCACCTAATAATCCATAACGATAGACATTCAAACCATAATGAAGCATGGTTCCTAATGGGAATAATTGGGTAGAGCTTTCTGCCCAAGGGTTAACTGTACCATACTGACTACCGCCTTTACCTACGATAAGGTCGGATGGACCATAACCTGTAGCGGCTGCATATTGAATATGCCCACCACCAGTAGTATAAACATTACCACTTGAATTAATAACAAAATTGTCTGTAAAAGTACCAAGAGTGCTACTCTTAGTTACTTGCTTAAATCCGTTTTCGGAGCGGACTGCACCGTTAAAAGTTGTATTAGCCATATCAAATCTCCTTGTCTTGGCAAATGTCAGCTACACCATGTAACTGTCAAGGTTATTTTTATATACTACATTAAAATTAAGGGGGTAGCAAGTACCCCCTTGTAGTTTTTTATTTAGGCTCCTGGGGAACCAAAGATACCTAGAGGGTCAGATACGCCAAAGCTATATCTTTCTCTAGCCTTATATCTGCTGTTACCTGTATCAAAATCAGCATCCATTGATGTTGACATTGGGCTTCTAACAAAGTGTTTTAAGCCATTAGGTACATCAGTTAGTAAGAACCAAGCATCTGTATCAGTTAAGTAGTGGTTAATTGTATAACCTCCTGGAACTGAACCATTATTGCGTAGAGCATTAATGTCATTGTCTGCAGTTCCTACTCTACCTTCTGTCTCTAACAATCTAGTTGCAACGAATTGCAAGTTTGCTGGGACAACAAGTTTCTTAGGTCTTGCTGCAATTTTTAATCCTCTCTCGTCTGTCCAGTCACTGATTTGGATAACAGCCGCTTCTAAAGAAGTTTCGTTTAAATCCGCAGCAGAGGAAGGTTCATTCGAGTTAGTTCCACCACTAACTAATGGGTGGGCTGTAGAACATAGTTCTAGTCCATCACCATATGTGTAGCTAGAAGAAAAAGCATTATTCAAAATTGATGCTGCTTTAACTTGCTTGGTATACGCCATAGCACGAGCTAGTGCTTTAGTATAACGAGATGATAATGAATCATACAAGTTATCCTCAATAGCTTCCTCAGTAATTGAGAAACCCATTCCCACTGTTTCGTGTGTATAACGAGCTGTCCATGCTTCCTGTGCATTGTCATATTCGATGGCTGAGCCTTCGTTTTTGACTGGTGCTGCAGAAAAGCCTGACAACTTAGTTTCTTCTTCAAAAGAACGGTCAGAACTCTCTTGGTCAAAGATTTCTTTATGTTCTTCTCCATATTTAGCGTACTCCATTCCAAAGAGAGCGTTCAACCCAGGAAGGAGTTCTTTTAATAATTGGGCTCTTGAAATTGCCATGGTTTATATCTCCTTATAGTCCAATTGGGTTTCTGTAGAAATGTCCACCTGTAGTCGTATTAGGTGTAGCTTCCACATTATATGGTTCATTCCATTTAACAATAGCTTCTACATAATTACCTGAACTATTTTTAGTATCAGATACTACATCAACAATTCTCATTGGTAATGATAAAGTAGTAGCCGCTGAAGCAGCTAGTATTCCAACTCCAGAATTACCAGTAGTGGTACTTCCAGAATTTTGTACTAACGGCACATTGTTTCCTACAACGGTTCTACCATAGCCAGCTACAGTTGTACCAGAAGATACCATAGCTACTTTAAAAAGAACATCAGGGTCATCAACTATATACCCCATAATGTCAGAAGCTGCAGTACTTGCAGGAAAATATTGTTTAAATGTTACTTGACTTGTATTTGGGTCAGTATATGTGCACCCTAAAAACACACCAAGAGGAGTAGCGGTAGTAGTACCAGTATCTTTCGCTATAGTACCATCGTTAACTGGCTTTACGACATCCCCATTAAAAATGGATGTGCCATAACCAGATGCGATTGGCATTTGACGAGTAGAACCTGAGTATACCTGACCGCCTATCAAATTGATAGGTTTTAACCCGTAAGGGGCATCAACGGTTGGATAAGCCATGGTTTTATTTCTCCTTATTAAAGCTTATTAATTGTTACCTTTTCCAAAAGTGACCTTTGACTGCCTATCATTAAAAAGAGGCATACGAGGGTCATTTTCCCGCATGAGGTTGTTATCAACTGATTTGATTTGAGCATCTGCTTGTTCTTCAAAATACCCATTTCTTTCATCAACTGCTTCTTGTGGAATTTTGCAAAGCATTAAACCACCAATTACAATATTATCTTTGAATTTTTCATTCTCGATAGTAACCATTGTAATCTCTGGATGGTCAGCCGCTTTTACTGGTTCCCAACCTTGACGGAGTTTAGAGGAAACGTTAGTAGGGTCAATCTGTCCTTGAGTACTTACTCGAACCCATCTAAAAACATACCCAGGTTCTTCATTAGGCGTAGGCAGTAATTCTGGTCTTTGCCATGATTTCCTGTGACTTTTTTGTTCACGTGTTGTTTCAGTACGATTTATACGATTTTCAGCCATTATCTTTCCTCATTTCTTCTGCAACCTTTTTGGCGTAAAGTTCTAAGGGAACGCCAAGCCTTTTAGCTAAATTCACTTGTGTTTGCGTCAACTTCACTTTTTTAGGTGAAGTACTTCTAGTAGCTGGTGCTACCACATTTGATTGTCGCTTCGGCTTTTCAGTTTCCGTTTCTATGTTTTCCGCACCCTCAAAATTTTCAGGGAACAATTTTCGCATACGAGAGTTTATAGTTTCATAATACTCGTCAGTTAAGGCGTAGTCTTGCCCTTTTTGTTTAACAAGTTTGCTATGCAATCCCAAAGCATAACTCGTCATTTCGTCATCTGACCCAAACCAAGGATTGTTTTTCTGCCAATCATGGGCTTTTGCGTCAGCTTGAGGAGTTGGGATGTTCTCCTTATTCTGTTGTACTGCATTATCAGAGTCTTGTAAAGTAGGTATTTTAAAATTATTTAACTTATCAGACCTAATTTTAGCAGTAGTTAACTTTTCTTGAGCTGTTACAACAGCGTCTGAGTCTCCAGCATCATATGCTATTTTATATTCGCTTTTAGCGTCTTCTAACTCTTTTTCTGCTGATTTTTTAGCCTGCTCAAGCATAGCTGTCTGGTTCTTAGTTTGAGTATCTTTTAACTTTTTATTCTCATCAACAAGTTGTTGAGCCAGACGTTCAAGTTCTGTTTTTTCACGGAACGCTACTTCTTTTGCTCTACGTTCATCGTGATACCCCTTACTAAAATGTTTTATTCTATTCCGAACTTTATCAGAATATTCTTCTAGTTCTTCATCAGTAACGTCTGCTGGAGGGTCAGAAGGTTTACGATTCCTATCGACTTTCGGGACATCGTTAACAACTTCAACTTCTAACTCATCAGCTGGTTCTACTTCTTTTTTGGTCTCCCTCTTTTCTTTGTCTGGTTTTTTACCAGAAAGGTCAATTTCGACTGCACTAGATTTTTCAATCTCAATATCAGGTTTTTTATTTTCGTTATCATTATTTTCCTCCTCATCAGGAAATTTATATTCTACTTTTTGCATTGCCATAATTATCTCCTTAATACGCTCTAATTATACCATTAGGGTTGGCAACTACAGCCTCTATAGAATCATCATTCATAAGTCTGTATTCAACTTCACCCACTTTAAACCTAGTACCTGTGTTAGCACGGAACATAACATAATCCCCCGCTTTACACCAAGGACCTGTGGGAAACCTATCCTTATCGTTATAAGCTTGTTCTCCCATATCTAAAACAAGTCCTATTATAGACATAACATATTGAAGTTTTTTCTCTTTTTCAGTCTTTAATATGCTACTGCCTTCATAACTATCGGAAACTTGTGGCAAAGCAACTAACACACGATACCCTACGGGTTTCGGTATGTTTGCTTCTTCGCTGTTATCTCCTGTTATTCTATCTAAGAGTACTTTACTAAAGTGGTCATATTGTTGTGTAAATTCTCTAGGTATCACAACATTTTCACTATATTTAAAATTAGTCTGCATTTTCTGGATTCTCCTGTTTACGCACAAGGTCTTCTATTATTGAGATACTGACTCCTAGACCTCGGATTAAGCCAGTAACTTCCTTATATTGGGCGAAATCCTTTGGTCCGCCACTAGTAAGAAATTGTATTGAAGATTTTCTTTGTTCTTCTATTTGTTGTTTGAGCACGTCAAAAACGGTTGTAGCCATAAGTTTATCCTATTTCCCCTTTATTGTTTTTAATACTTCTAATTCAAGTTTGTTTTTATTAGTTCTAGCATCATCTTCCATTTTAGCTCCTGCTTTTTGAGCATCTATAGCGATTTCAGCTTTATTAAGTTTTAATTGTTCAGTCTCCAGTCTAGCATCAACCATATCTTTCTTAGTCTTTCTATCCTGTTCCTGTTTCTTAATTTCAGTGTCAGAAGCATCTTTTTGAGTTTTTCTTTGTACTTCTGCCTGTTTAATATCAAGCTCTTGTTTCTTCATTTGCATTACAGGGTCTTGAGCCTGTTGTTGAGCTTGTTGTTGAGCCTGTTGTTGCTGATGTGCTTGAGTAAGTTGTTGTCCAGCATCTGCAACAAGTCTAGCAAGATTAACCTCTATATCTTCTGGTAATTCCTCATCAGGTGGAGGTAGAGGTGCTCCAAGTCTTTCTTCTATTTGTTTACGATAGTTAAACGCTAAATGTTCAGCAATATGTGCTTGCAATGAAGCCGTTATTTGCTGTGCCTGTGGATTCTGCCCTATCATTTGAGCAATAGCAGGGTCTTGCATAAACGCTGTATGAGCTTTAATATGAGCATCATGGTCTTGATATATAAATGCTCTCATAGGCTTCCCAGTTAATGCGTTCATGTTTTCGCTTACAGGGTCTGCAGGTTTTAAGTCTTCTTTTGTAGGTACAAGTTTATCTGCGTTTTTTACACCTAAAACTTCTATCATCTGACGATGAAGTTGTTTTAAATCATATATTTGTGGTGCAGCCTGAGACATTTGTAATACTGCCTGATACTGTACAACCCTCTGAGCCATAGTAGAACTATTAGGGTCACTAACAGGAATAACTTCTACTAATGTATAGTCTGCCTGTCTAGCACCTACTTCCCCTCTTTGAGGTTGGTATGAATACTCCATCGGTGCATATTCTGCTATTATAGCCTTAAGAAGTTTGAACTCCTGTTTCATTGCATAATGAACACGAGCCTGAACTGCTGCCATAGGCTTTAAAGTTCTTTCAAGAAGTGCCAATGTTGTACCAACTGGAGCATTAGCAGACATATCAGATATGTTCATATCGCTAATAGCACCTAATCTTCTACCTTCAGCAGTAATATTATTAAGTAAATTGAACAAAGTCTGACTAGGTTCTTTATAAGGTAACGGCATTATATTATCACGAATACTACCTGAAGGGACATCTACATCCTTAAATTCCCCAGGTTCTATAGGTGCGTCATCGCCTTTTATCCTTAATCCTCTGGATTTTAGACCCCCAGGGAGATTGGCAAGTGTACCTGCATCAACAAGTTGTCTTATAATAGATGTACCTGCACGTGCATACCCACCTATAATATGTATTAATCCAAGCCCATAAAAGCCAAATCCTGGCACATAAACATAGTGTACAAAGTGTTGTTGCTTAAGAAAAAGAGGGTCTTCTGGGTCCCAATTTCTACGAATAGCAAGTATTTCACCACTTCCACGCTCAATACTTACTACATAAGGTTTAGCTATCTCGTCATCTGAATCGTCAATACCGTCAATAACCAAATCAGCATGTATTTCATATATTGTGTATCGGTCATCATCAGTAAGGGAATATCCGCCTTCTTCTGCCTTTCTTTCTTCTATATCTGTATGAAAAGGCTGCGGGTCTCCCAAATCTTCTAGTTCTCTATAAAAACCACCTGCCTGTAGTTTCTTAAGTTCGTTTTTAGTTTTACGCATTATATGCGTAACACGTTCTGCTGTTTCTATATGTGAAGCCCCATAAGGCACAATTACATCTTCTGCGGGTATATATACAGAACATTGCCTACCCATATTCGGGTCATAATATACTTTTTTAAATGCTGAACCTGCCAGTCCTAAACTATATAAAAGTCTTTCATGCTCAGAACGATATTCTACCATTCGTTCTGTTAATTCATAATTCATATCTGCTTTTACACGAACAGATGCTTCTTCTTTTTCTTTTGTCTCATCACCAAGTATTTTTGTCTTTACAGGTCCCATTGCAGGAAATGTTTCACTCATTGTTTCTGCTTGGAATCTTATAGCAGCTTCTGCTAACACGTTAGAGTATACTCCACAAGCTCCTTCCCAGGGGTCTGTTCGTTCTTCATATTTAAATCCTAATACATCCAAACCTTTTACAAATGTATCCGCCCAGTCTTTTCTACTATCTATATCTGCGTCTACAAAACCTAATATGTCAGAAGAAAGGTCATTTAATATATTTTCTTCTAATTCTTCAGCAAGATTAACACCAAAATCATCTCCTTTAAGTTCTTTTTCTGGAATTAAAGTAACTTCTACGCTACCATCATCCATCGTTACCATGTCAGGATTTACAATTTCTATCTCTAAATCGGCTTCAGGCATTTTACCATTTTGCTTTATTTCTTCATCCAATCCCATAGGGGCTGGAGCAATTCCTTTTTCTATAGCCATATTTTATCCTTTAATAATACCCCTGACGTTGTCTTTTAAAATAAACAGTTTCTTCAGGTTCGTCATTTGGCAGTCTTATAAAACCACCTTGTCTAAAACGCATGAGTGCCATAACAGTCGAGTCAACTAAGTCATCGTGACTCATAAAGGGAAATCCTGCGATTTCTTCTATAACTTCTTCTGCCCATCGAGTTTCTGGAACCCAACATAATCCAGATGATACCATATCTGACACAGAGTTCAACCTTGCTAATTTATCTCCTGAACCTCTGTGCGGAGTATATTCTTGAATCGGCAATCCCATTCTACGCATTTCTTGATATAAAGCTACCCCTGAATTTTTTTTCTCAACAATAAATGAATCAGGTTCCCATTCACTATACTCCTCCATTGCTAATTCTTTTAGTTCTGGAAACTCCATTCTTTTCTTAATACTGTTTAATAAGATAATATTGTAAGCGTTTGTTTCTTCATTAAAAAATACACCCCAAGTAGTTAATGCCGTAAAGTCAGCACGATTATGAGTCTCGGCTGCGGCATCTAAAGACATAATCATATATTCACATGTAGGGGGTTGTTCCTTTTTCCATAACTGCCACCATTCTCTTTTAACAAGGGCGGCTTCTTCTGCTGTTGGCTCCTGCATATATTGTGCGTTCCACTGAAACACAGGCATAGATGCTTTTGTACGAAGAAGGGCTTCCAAATCAAAAAATTCAGACCATAAAGGTTTTTGTTCTTCTTTTTTAGTTTCTTTATTGACCGTACTTAAAATGGCAGGAAATTCGACAACCTCATACTGGTCTGATTTATCATTTTGTGTCATATCTCTAGTAACACGCCCTGTTAAATCATCCATATGCCATCTTGTCTGTATTATAGCCACACGCCCCCCAGGCATAAGACGAGTACGAGCACCGAAAGTAAACCACTCATATGCTTTCTCAAAAACACTAAAGTTTCCATTAATAACATCCTGTTCAGAATGTGGGTCATCTACAAGAAGCAAATCAGCACCACGACCAGCAAGAGCAGAACCGATACCGCAAGCATAATACTCACCTCCAAAGTTAGTATTCCATCTTCCTGCAGATTTTGAATCTACAGCAAGGCTTACATTAGGAAATATTTCCTTATAAGCATCCGTAGATATCAAATTACGTACTTTTCTACCAAAATCAACCGCTAAATCTGTAGTATGTGATACCATCATTACTTTTTTGTTAGGATTCCTACCTAAAAACCACGCTGGAAAGAAAATAGACACTAATTGTGATTTTCCATGACGAGGTGGTATGTTTACACAAATTCTATCTTTATTGCCCTGCTCAATGTCCATTAACAAATCACCTAATATCCTATGGTGCTTACCAACTATGTAATCATCCTGCATGTGCTTACAAAATTCTATCAAATCATCATAAGTTTTGTTTACACGCTTTCTTTTATC